CGCAAATTTATCTTTTCCAACTATGACAATAACTGAACTGCGCAACTACTTTGTAAATGAGTATAAAAGCCAAAACTTTGTAACTGATAAGACTGGTGTGTCAACACTTGAACTTGTAGGTGCAAGTTTTGAGGCAAATGAACCATCAATTTTTGGTGAACTTAATGATGACTATATTGATCGTGAACTGCAATGGTATCTCTCTCAAAGTCTCTATGTAAAGGACATTCCAGGAGTCACACCTAAAATTTGGAAACAGGTTGCCTCTAAAGCAGGTAAAATTAATTCAAACTATGGATATTTAATCTACCACAAAGATAATTTTTGCCAATACAAAAATGTAAAAGCAGAGCTACTGAAAAACCCATGGTCACGTCGTGCAATTATGATATACACGCGTCCAACTATGCACACTGAGTATAACTTTGATGGCATGTCAGATTTTATCTGCACAAATGCAGTGCAATATTTGCAACGTAATGGTGCACTCCATGCAATTGTACAGATGCGTTCAAATGATCTTGTGTTTGGATATCGTAATGACTATGCATGGCAAAAGTATGTTCAAGAGTCGCTTGCTGCTGAGTTAGGTTTTGATTGTGGTAAAATCTATTGGCAAGTTGGCAGTCTCCACATCTATGAGCGTCACTACTCGATGATTGAAAACTATATTCAGCAGCACTCACTTTAATGTTTACAAATAGATAAAAGCAATATATAATAACACATATGAAAAACACGGGAACAAAGACGGTACGCAAAAAAATTAAGCGAAAAGGTATTCATGCCAAGAGTAAAACATCGCAGCTAAAACAATCCAAAAATTACAAAAAGCTTTCACGCGGTCAAGGTTAATGCTATGAAAAAAGAATCAATTAAAGTTCTTGAAGAATGTGCAGAATTGCAACTCGCAAAGTCGCGAGACTATCAAAACCCACACAGTCGTATACGTCAAGCTGACTATTACCCACGTGGTGTAGCGACTATTCTTGATGTCATCTATGCAAAAACGCTGCGTATGTACAGTGTGCTTGAAGCTATGGAAAATGATCCAAACTATGTTCCTAATTTTGAAAGCATTGAAGACAGTGGCAAAGACCTAATCAACTATGGAAGTTTTCTAGTTTCTTGGTGCCGTGGTGGTATTGATGGCCAAGACACAAATCGCGATTTTTTAAATAGACCAAAAGACAAATGAAAATACTAATTACCGGATGTAACAAGGCGCAGTGCACATATGACTTTTATTTGCAACAGCAATTAAAGGTGGCAATGTGTCAATATGGTTTTCCTCGAGCTCTAAGAGACATGGGTCATGAAGTTGACATGCGCCCAGTTGTAATTGGAGAGTCACTTCAAGAGTATGATAAAGTTTTTGTATTTTTGCACAATCCAGCAGGATTTGCTGGTTATGTCTATAATGCACTATGGGCAATTAGTCAACGGCCAGACTGCATCTTTTCTTTTGATGATTGGCAAACCGATAGCATCTATGCAGGCTTGACTGCACTCGATGACCGCGAAAAGCTTTTTAGAAAATTTGTACGTGACAGCCATAACATGATTCCAGAAAATGTTGAAGCATACGGAGATTCTTTTATGTCTGCTATACAGACTCTTAAAGCAAAAACCAATCGGATGGTTATTCCAGCATTTGCTGGTGGTGATTTAAGTCTGCTGCTAGACTGGCCAAAAGACCTGTTATACAGTTACAATCCAAATCCATACCATCTCAATCGTCTTCCAATGACATCATTGATGCCTGATCCAAAACAGAGGGTGTTTAATTTTGCTGGCCTCGTTCAAGGTAAGACTAAAAAATGGTTAACTAAACAACAAGTACACACTACAACATGGCCGCTTAAACAATATGGTTCACGTAAAGACGGCCAGGATCGTGTTGTTGAAAGCGAAATGATTACCATCTACAGCCAACAATGGGGCATCTTAATGCCTGGTTATTTCCATGCTGGATCTGGTTGGTGGAGAGCACGCCCACTGCAAGTTGCAGACGCTGAGTCAATCTTAATTGGCGAACCAGCAGAGATGATGTTGTACTATAAAGACGAGTCACTCGCAAATGTAAAGGCAGTTGATATTGTTGACTACAGCGACTCACAACTTGAAGAGTTGGCACAGGCACAGCGTGCAGCAATATACAAAAACCACCCACTCAATAAAGAAGTAACACGACAAGAACTAAACACCGTTTTAAAATAAAAATATGACACAAGAACAAATACAAAAAATTGAGGAATGTAAAACACGCATTGGGCATCTATCAACAGTTCAAAACGCATTATTTGATGACTTGATTGACACTTTAGAATTGGATGGTACTACATTATACGACCATGTGTTTGACTACGTTTACAATGACGATAAAGAAACATTCCAACAATATGTAGATCAATATGCACAGCACGGCCATGACATTCTCAAAAGCTAGTCTTATGCAAGGTGCAATTAAAATAACAGTGGAAACAAATGATGGGACTTCAATGGTGCTGTCATTACCCGATTCTCTTACAATAGACGAGCTTGCCGTGTATTTGAAAATGATTCCAAAGTTTCTAACATATGCAGACTCATCCATTGATGAAATATTTAGTACGGATGAACTTTGAATCATATGTAATTGGCGCGGCATTTTTGTTGTATTTTACTGTCGCGATAAGTTTTGCATGCAAAAGTAATTGGCCCTGGACACTTGTCTATATGAGTTATGCAATGTCAAATTTAGGACTTATGATTGTTGCAGGAAAATAATATGAAAAGCTATTACCTTTATGAAACGCCAGAGGCGTTGACTGCACTTGGTGCACAAAATGTCATTACTGATATTGGCTCACTTTCAGCGCTCGTGTCGGCCGATCTATCGGATGATCAATGTAAAACATTAATTCCTTCGGGAAACTATTGTTATGGTGAAAACGGTGTCTGTCCATTTTTAGATGTCATAAATCATTTTCCGAAACAAGACAACGGTTATTGCCATTATTTAAAAAGTGGAGATTTTCAACACCGTGGTTTAGGTTTACTTTGGGACCAGTGTAAGGAGTGTGGAGTAAACGAATACAGAAGCGACTATGATGAACAATAATATCACACAGCGCAGAAAGTTAGGAGCACTTGGAGAGGATCTATTTTGCTTATTAGAAAACTGTGTACGATCAACCGATCCGTTTGACAGTGTAAAAGATGCTGTTGATGCAAATGGTAAAAATGTTGAGGTAAAAACTCAGGCACGCTATGCAAGTAAAAACCTCTTTACGATACGAGCTGATAAGGCTACAAATCTAAATAAGTGTATGACTGTCGATCGTCTGATCTTTATTGAATTTGATCAGAGCAATACAATTGGCGTCTTTGAGTGTACTGACCGTGCAAAGTTTGTGCAATACACAACAGCAAATGGCACGCGCATGTTAGGATGGCCAATTGACGGGATGTTGCAATTACACTCGATAAAAGATACACGACTCGCTGAATGGATGAGGTCTCTATCAACATCAAAATATTATTAAAAATATATGTACAAGTCTTTGGAAAAATGTTATAATACAAAAACAATAAATTAATTATGTCAACAATACTAGAAAAACTAAAAAAGAACTGCCGTATCAAAGAAGCCGATGTGCTTTCTGAGAGTGAATTTTATGCCGAAAAGGATATTACATCAACAAGCGTGCCTATGATCAACGTTGCGTTGAGTGGTAGCATTGATGGTGGACTGACTAGTGGACTTACAGTTCTTGCCGGACCAAGTAAACACTTTAAAACAAGCTTTGCCTTGCTTATGGCAAGTGCATATCTTAAAAAGCATAAGGAGGCTGTTCTTATGTTTTATGATAGCGAATTTGGAAGCCCGCAAAGTTATTTTGAAAGCTTTGGAATTGACACAACTCGAGTGTTGCACGTTCCAATTAAAAATATTGAAGAGCTTAAATTTGACATTGTGCATCAACTTGAAACAATTGAGCGTAAGGACAAGGTTATAATTGTAATTGACAGTGTTGGTAACCTCGCAAGTAAAAAAGAACTTGAGGATGCTCTTAATGAAAAGAGTGTTGCGGACATGACTCGCGCCAAATCGTTAAAAGGATTGTTCCGAATGGTAACACCATATCTTACAATGAAAAACATTCCATTGCTTGCTATTAACCACACCTATCAAACTCAGGAAATGTTCAGTAAGGCAGTTGTTTCAGGTGGTACGGGAATTACATATTCAGCCGACAACATTTGGATTCTTGGTCGTCAACAAGACAAAGATGGCACCGAAATTCAAGGCTATCATTTCATTATTAACGTCGAAAAATCTCGATTTGTAAAAGAAAAGAGCAAAATTCCAATTAGTGTAAGTTGGAAAGGTGGTATTGAAAAATGGAGTGGACTCCTTGATGTTGCACTTGACGGTGGTTATGTGATTAAACCTAAAAATGGTTGGTACACTGCAATCAATCCTGTGACAAAGGCCGAACTTTCAAAAAGTGTTCGTGAGGCAGGAACAATGAATAAAGAATTCTGGGAAGCTGTCTTTAAGGGCACCGATTTTGCAACATACATCAAAAACAAATACACAATTGGACTTCGTGATATGATTGATGGTTCAAGTGATGACTTTGATTGTGATCAAGAGGAGACACCAGGTGTTGAATAACATGAAGGAGAACAGAGACTATGTGTTTCTTGAAAACACTGAATCAAATCTGTGCTCCATAAAATTACTAACCGGAAAATATGCCGGAGTAGTATACACCTATGGTAGGGTCTCCATTGTAGAGGATAAAAGCGCTGACCGTGCTCGACTTCAATTTCAATTTGAAGTTAAAATTTGTCCAAATAATTTTAATAAACGGCACCTGTCGGAAGATAAATTATTTATGAACTACATTGGAGACCTCTTATCACACATATTAGAAAAAAACGAATTTAAAATTGGTAAAAAAAGTGGAAGCGCAACTTGAAGACATTATAATTAAAAACCTCGTTCAAAATGAAACCTTTTGTAGAAAAGCATTACCGCATTTAAAGCCTGAATATTTTGATGGCTCTTACCGATCAGTGTATGGACTTATTTTAAGTTTTATTGGTAAATACAATAAACTTCCAAATGCTAGTGTTCTTGACATTGAATTTCGTAATAGTGAATATGCAGGGCGAAATGATAGTGTTGACGTCTTAAAATGCATTTCTGAAATTAACATTCCATGCGAAGTAGAATTGGATTGGTTGGTTGACAGCACCGAAAAATGGTGTAAAGATCGAGCAGTCTATCTTGCTGTAATGGAAGCAATCTCTATTATTGATGGAAAAGATCAGACAAAGGGAGAAGGGCTTATTCCCGAGATCCTATCAAAGGCATTGAGTGTCACATTTGATACAAATGTTGGTCACGACTATATTGGCAATTCAGAACAACGCTATGATTATTATCATAAGACTGAAGATAAAATTCCCTTTGACCTTGAGATGTTTAACACCATTACTGGTGGTGGAATTCCAAGAAAGACATTAAACATTATTTTGGCTGGAACCGGTGTAGGAAAAAGTTTGGCAATGTGTCATCTTGCCTCTGCTGCACTCGCACAAGGTAAAAACATTCTCTATATTACTATGGAAATGGCGGAAGAAAAAATTGCTGAACGTATTGACGCAAATCTTCTTGATGTTCGTATTGATCAACTAAAAGACCTCACACGACCTATCTTTAGTTCTAAAATTAAACGCGTTTCAGATCGTACAAATGGCAATCTTATTGTTAAGGAATATCCTACTGCGGCTGCCCATGTCGGTCACTTCCGAGCACTACTTGTAGAACTTAAGATGAAGAAAAAGTTTATACCAGACATGATATTTGTTGACTATCTCAACATTTGTGCATCGTCTCGTATAAAAGGATTGAGTGGTGGCATTAACACATACAGTCTTATCAAGAGTATTGCCGAGGAACTTCGTGGCCTTGCTGTTGAATTTAATGTTCCAATTTGGAGTGCAACTCAGGTTACCCGATCTGGATTTGGCAACAGCGATATTGAACTTACTGACACATCAGAAAGCTTTGGTTTGCCGGCCACAAGCGATTTGATGATTGCATTAATCAGCACTGAACAACTTGAAAAGTCAAATCAAATTATGGTAAAGCAGTTGAAAAACAGGTATAATGATCCGTCTACGAATAAACGATTTACTGTTGGTATTGATCGTAGTAAAATGAGGCTCTATGATATTGCAGATCCACTTGCTAATATATCAGTTGATAGTTCAGCAGCAACTCCAGTCGTAAGTACACCGTTCAACTCCGGGAAAAAACAACATAATTTTTCTGGCTTAAAAGTCTAATCCGTATAAATAAAGTATATGCAAACTGCGAGCAAAACTGAAACATTTAAAAAATACTTAACTGAAGCACTTTCAACCTCATCTGTTGAAAAGGCAGCATTCATCATCACAAAATATCTTAAAAAACAAACTGGTATGGTATTTTTTAGATATCCTGGTTTGGAACAATACAAGAGTGGTGATGGTTTTGGCTTTGGTTTGAGATTCTATACTCCAAAGAAAAACGTCAGTCTTCGTTTTAACTGGAAACAAAGTAACCTCGCAGGCCTAAATAACTTGTCTTCAGTTGACTATTGGGATGGTAAAGCTCAAACTCCATTTCACATTGAGTTTGATCAAAGCGTTTCACTTGTAAAGACTCTCCCAATTATTGCAGACATAGTTGCATCTGGCACACCTACACTTGGTTCTATTACTACAATGCCAGATGAAGTACCTCTCTATGAAGCCGTATTAACAGAGGCTAATAGCAAATATGATTTTGAAACCATCTTCGATGAAATTGTTGACTATATAGTTGATCCTAATTTCATTAAGAGCAAAATTTATAGCATGTATGGAGTTCCTGGAGTTAAGATTTTCGACTCGCTCTCTACTGCATATTCAAACTTTATTGAAAAGCAGGGCATCAAATATGTTTGGGTTGGTACCAAAAAAGATCTTAAGCGCATTAAGGATGAAAAAGGCAAAATTATGGCTCGCCTTGGCATTGTTTCAGGAACAATTACAAAAGGTCCAGCTGTAGAAAAATATGTCTATTCTCCAGAGGTTGCAGAAATTGAAGCAGATCGTGAACGTCTATCATTTGAAGCACAGTTAAAAGACCTTGAGAATCTTGTAAAACTTACAATCAATGGTGCTGCAAACGCACTCTTTGTCTCAGGTAAAGGTGGTGTTGGTAAAACACACACAACTGAAAAGATTCTTTCTGGTATGGGTCTCTCTGATGGAAATGGTTATTTCAAAAATACTGGTTCCGCAAGTGCTGCTGGTATCTATTCTCTCTTGTTCCGTTATCGTAATGATATTATCTTTTTCGATGACAGTGATGATGCCCTCGGTGATCAAGAGGCACGTAACCTATTAAAAGCAGCTACCGATACAAAGAAAATTCGTAAGCTTGTATGGAACAAAATGGGTAAAAATGTTGTTGACCCTGAAGGTGACATGACAGATGATGAGATTCTTGATAATGGACTTATTCCTCGTTATTTCGAGTTTACTGGTAAAATTATCTTTATCTCCAACTTGAAACTTGATAAGCTTGATCCAGATGGTGCACTTCGTACTCGTGCATTTATCATTGATATTGATCCAACTGAAATCGAAATCTATGACTTTATGGATAAGATTGTTGGTGATATGAAACTTGAAGATGGCTTAAAGCTTGATCAGCAGTCTCGTCTGCATGTTGTTGATCTACTTCGTAAAGGTAAGAGCAAACAGAGCGCCAACCTTCGTAAACTATCACGCGGTCTAAACATGGCTGCTGGTGCTCTTGCGGCAGGTGTTGAAGTTGCTGATGACGTCCTGAAGAGAATGATCGAAACATACGCCTGACCGAATGAATGGTCACTATTTACTGATTACGTTTTTCTGTTTAATGTAATTAGGATTTCGACCAGGAAGCCATCCATTACTCAAATAATTAGGAAGTTCATCCACTTTAACTCTCTTATTTTCTTTAAGAATGTTATTGTGGATGAACTTCGTATTTGACATAAAAGATTTGGTTTTAGATGACATGTTTTCACGATATTCAGAATTTTGCCATCTTTCCTTAGATGTTATTGAAGTACGTAAGATTTTATCCGGATAGTTTGCACTGATTTTTGTGGCAATACTTAATGCTTTGCTATATTCTTTAGTTTTGTATATTTTTGCTAATTTTGCTTTATGCTCAGGATCATTCCAAAATTTAGATAAAGAGTTTTCAATTACTTTACATCTATATAAATCATCCTTCCATAATCTTTTTGTATCACTGCTGCTATTTCCAAGTCCACCTTCTTTGATATTATAAGTATCAGATCTTTCAACAAATTCAGCATTTACTATTTTTCTTTCAGATGAAAACATGTTTTCGGCGCAGTCAAAGAATTCTAGAATGTCAAATTCGAAATTTTCTTTTCCGTACTTTTTAATTGCTCTTTTTAGAATTTTCCCGGATCCAAAATATCCATCATCGAGATCGCACGTGCTATGGCAACCTACATAAATTTTCCCATTGATCTTATTTGTGATTTGGTATATATAGAAATACATAAATCTATTTATAAAAGTGCATAAGTCTCAATCATTCATGTAATGAAACTCATAAAAGTATACGGCTGCTCAAAAAACCCCACTCGTAAGGACCTAGTCCGCCGAGCAGCCGTATACTTTCTTAATGTTTTACTTCCGCGTAAAAGAAGCATTCAAATTTCAATTCACGTTCAAAATGCGCTGAACGAAAAAGAATGCATATATGGTGAATGCTATCATATAGAAAAATCTCCGTCTAAATACAATATTTTGTTGACAATTTGTCTATAAATATTGTATATGATAAACATACATGTTTATGGCGTGGGGTCAAATACAGATCTGAAAAAGCTTATAAAGAGCGCAGCGTCGTCATATTTAAAAGCATTGTTGCCTAGAAAAAGAAAGGTCAACATAAAAATAGAGGTTGTAACTGGCCTAGAGAGCTCTGAGGGAGTGTTTGGTGAGTGCTATGAATATGACCCTAATGAATATTACAAATATGTAATACGCCTCGATAAAAACGAGTCAACACAAACTCTACTCGTTACGCTTGCACATGAGTTTATTCATCTAAAGCAATATGATAGAAAAGAATTGAGATTCTATACAAAGGATTTTGATTCTGCCCGATGGAAAGGGCAACTATATGAAAACTATGACTATGACACTGCCCCATGGGAGGTAGAGGCTAGTGAAAGAGAATTGGCGCTCTATAATGACTTTATCAATCAGGGCGGTTTATAAATAGTTAACAGGCACCAAATATGAAAAGCTTTAAACAATATATTACCGAAATGTCAAATCTAGCTCCTTCGCAATTGTACAAATATTCATGGAGAGTTGAAAAATTTATTGAAAAGTTTAGATTAGGACAACCTATAGAATTAGTGACAGGTGGTAATGTAGTTTTAAAATATGATCAAAAGTTTGAAACTCAAATTACACAAAAGATTAATCCAGGTAAAATAGTTTTTGCCGGAAAAAATGGTAAAACATACTCATTAAGTGACTTTGCAAAAACAAAAGAATTTGGTGGAGGAGGGTCTGGTGCAGGATCAGACTTGACTGATTTAACCGAAAGTGCTCAGGCCGTCTATGCAGCAGCAAAATGGAATGGTTCTAAGAAATATACTGATGAAGATTTAAAAAAGGCATACACTGGTGCTGATGTCTCTTCTTCATTGACAAATATTATTGACAAACTAACTCCTGAATGGAGAAATAGTTGCATATTAGGAGCCGAAATATTGCATAAAGAATTTAAAGGTAAAGGATATACGTTTCACCGCGGCAGTTCTTGGGTTGACGGCATTGAAACCACATTTAAAAACTTAAACAAAAAAGAAAAAGCGTTTTCAAATGTAAACAAATGGAGCCCCGCTGATATTTGGATGGTAAGTCCGAAGGGTGCATCTATCAAATTTAAAGAGGCAACCTCTATTGCCGAGTTAAATGGAATGCTCTTTGATGCAATAATGTCAAAGGATGTAATTGGTGTTTCACTAAAACTAATTAAGGGCACAGCAAAATTATCTTACTATAACATTGGTCAAAAGAAAAAATCTATTAAGTTTGAAAAGTTTTCAACTGGTACAAAGGGATTTTTTGAAGGAAAAGATGCATACATATTCTTTTCTGTTGACGGAAAAATACAGTTTAGAACATTCCCCGAAACATTCCAAGGGGAAATTAAGGGAAAAAATGCAAACCAAGGTAAACTTAGTTATGGCCCAATTCAATCAATATTACGTGGTTTAAAGATTAAAACTTTAACAGACATAAATGTTTTACGTACTCAAATTAAAAATAAAGACACCAGTTTTCTTGAAACGTTTTATACATACTACACAAAATATTCAAAGGATTCTCCAAAATTAGCATACTCAACATTTATTCAAGCATGCCAAGATAAAGGTGAGTCTTGGATGTTTAGTAAGTTTTTAGGAGTTCAACTTATCGAAATTATTAGTTCTTCGCGTAAAGAAGATGAGTTTGTTAATGCATGCGTAAGTTATGCTAGCAGCAGTTCAGAACTTAGCGGACCATTTGCAAAAGTAGAATAAATTAAAAATGATCACATTTAAAACATATACAACAGAAGCTTCTAAGGTTGGTGATCTTGTAAAGATCGCGTCCAAGGATCTTGTGTATGAATATGAAAAAACATCTGACCGTGATTTTTTCAGCGATGCATTTGATCCGCAAGGCGGTGGTGGTGGATGGGATCCCTTTGAATCAACAATTGCAGCAAAAGAAGCAAGTGCTTGGGTTAAGAAAAATGATAGTAGGATTGGTACAACAATTGATTATTTTTTACCAAAAAGCCCAGGCCTTCAAAAGCTAAAACTTGATGCACCACCATTTTCAAACAAATACAAATATGGAGTTGACGATAATTTTCCAATTGTTGGTAAAGTGCGCCCAACCGAACGCTATAAATTTATAGTTGACACACAAACATATAAAGCATTGCCAGACAACACAATTGCGTCATCTCAATATGACTATTCATTTCATGCAGGTGAAGGAATTGTGACAAGCTGGATTATGGCAATTGGTAAAGATCAAGCAGAAGTTAAAAGCAAACTAGATGCAGCTCTTAAAAAGGTAAAAGTACAATACGTTGGTTCAGAAACAGAATTAAAATATGCACAAAAACGTGCGGTAGGAAGATAACAAAATATGATTTCATTTAAACAACATTACATAACAGAGGCCTCAGCTGAAGGCAAAAATCTTCACATGACGCACATTGAGGATCAGGTACTCTATGGTGGAGTACAAGGAGCGCGTGAAGCACTCGTTGCATTACGAAGTATGCGTGATATGTTGGCTGGAAACAGTCCTCAATCATATGACGTTGCAGCAAAATTTGACGGCGCTCCTGCAATATTTGTTGGTACAGATCCAACTGACGGAAAATTCTTTGTTGCTAAAAAGGGTATTTTTAATAAAAACCCAAAGGTATACAAAACAGAGGCTGAAGTTCGTGCTGATACAAGTGGCGATCTTGCTGAAAAACTTTCTATTGCATTACAATATTTTGCAAAACTTGGTATAAAAGGTGTGCTTCAAGGAGATCTTGCATACACATCAAAAGATCTAAAAGTAGAAAATTTTGATGGTGAAGACTATCTTACATTTCAACCAAACACGATTGTCTATGCAATACCTGCTGGCAGTGATCTTGCAAAAACTATAAAAGCAAGTAAGATTGGTGTTATGTTTCACACCCAATACACTGGTAACACCTTTGAATCTATGAAGGCCTCATATGGATTTGATTCAGCTGTTCTTAAGAAAACACCTGATGTGTGGTTCTCAGACACATACATTCGAGACCTCTCTGGAAAAGCAACCCTAACAGCATCAGAGACAAAGGAACTAACAACCACCCTCTCTCGTGCAGGTGCAATATTCCAACGCATAAGTGGAAACACTCTTCGAGAACTTGAAAGCAATCAAACACTCGCTCAAACACTTGAAACATTTAACAATACACTCGTCCGTCGTGGTGAACAGATTGTTGATGCCGCTGCACACGTCCGTAATCTACTTACTTGGATAAATGACAAGTATGCAAAAGAAGCTGATACAAAAAAGAGTGATGCTGGAAAAGCATCTACACTTGCAAAGCGAGATGAATTTTTAAAGTTTTTCTCACCAGAAAATAAGGTTAGTCTTGAACGCATCTATGAATTACAAAACGCAATTGTTGAAGCAAAACTTATTATAATACGCAAGTTAGAGACTCTTAAGAAGATGTCTACATTTGTACGCACAACAGATGGTTTTAGAGTAACTGGCCAAGAGGGTTTTGCAATTAATGATCACATAAAACAAAATGTTGTAAAGCTTGTTGACCGTATGAGCTTTTCTAAAAATAACTTTGACCCTTCAATTATAAAGGGTTGGGAGAGATAATCGCATGCCATATCTCAATCATAACACCCCAAACATTACTTGTTTTATACGAAATGAGTATCTTTTTAACCATGAAAGCGGCCATGGTGAATACACACCTTGTAATATACATTCAGTAGCGTCATTAGAAAATCGTGTGCCACTGTTTGAAGCCTTTTTATCAAATGGAGTAAATTGGACACGTCGTCCACTATCAGCGTTTTGTTGGAAGCCATGTGATCCATTACCACTAGAAGAACTCCTCTATTGGGATTGTTTTAGTCCATACATCGATGTTTCAACTCGAGCACGGTTTAGAGGCTTACGTGCAAAACTAATTACTCCTTCAAGCACACAAGTTTGGGGCGAATATTTGTTTACCCTCGATTGGGGTTGGGAAAACAAGGGTATATTAGACACCAATTTCTCAGAAACTTCAGAACACAAATGTGCTCATCTATTTAAAATGGACAGTGGTCACATTTGTGCCTATCCAAACAACCGAATTATTTGGCATGACAAAGCATGGAGTGACAACCCTATAACACACAATCCTGGATATAAGATTGACACAACGGTGTATAGTGTAGAAAATGTGAAAGTGTGCTATACTGATGATAACTATATGACAAACTTTACAGAGACCCCACAAGATGAAAAGCTTTAAAGAACACGTCGCAGAAAACACCGGTTATTATCGTGGGCTCTCAAAGAGTACTTCATCTAAGAGATCTGCACAATTTAATCGTCAATCCGAGCTTGATGATGACGATCCAGACGCCTATGCACCTGCACCAGGAGACGCTCGTTCAAAGACAAAGACTTCAAAATGGACTACAGCATATAATGCAAAATACGGTGACGTTGAAGAGGACAGTCTTTATGAAGATGCAAAGGTTGCACTACAACGCAAATCAGATAAGACTGGAATATCATACAGCATACTTAAAGCGGTCTATGATCGAGGTATGGCAGCATGGAAGACCGGTCATCGCCCAGGTGCAAATCAACAACAGTGGGCGTATGCGCGAACAAATTCTTTTATTCTTGGTGCGCCCGGTAC